TTGTCAAGTAGAAAGAAGAAAAATTATGAATTATAAATTTAAAACAAAACCATACAAACATCAAATGACTGCATTAGAAAAGTCATGGAATAGAGAAAATTTTGCTTATTTTATGGAAATGGGTACAGGCAAAACAAAAGTATTAATAGACAATTTAGCTATGCTTTATGACAAAGGCAAAGTTAATGGTGCTCTTATTATTGCACCTAAAGGTGTAGTAGGAACTTGGTATAATAATGAATTACCAAATCATTTACCCGACCACATAGAAAATATAACTGTATTGTGGCAATCAAACATTACTAAAAAACAAAAAGAAACTTTAGATGAATTATATTCTGAAGGTGAAGGTTTACATATTTTAATTATGAATGTTGAAGCTTTTAGTACAACTAAAGGTATGGATTTTGCTAATAAATTTCTATCTTGTCATAGAACTATGATGGCTATTGACGAGTCTACTACAATTAAAACACCTACAGCTAAACGAACTAAAAACATTCTTAAATTAGCTGAGTCTGCTGTATATAGAAGAATAATGACAGGTTCTCCTGTAACTAAAAACCCATTAGATTTATACACACAATGTGATTTTTTAAGTCCGTGGTTACTTAACTTTACATCTTACTATGCATTTAGAAATAGATATGCAGAAATGAAAACTTTGCACATGCATGGTAGACAAATACAAGTAGTAAATGGTTTTAAAAATCTAGGTGAACTGTCAGATAAATTAAAAGATTTTTCTTATCGTGTACTAAAAGATGATTGTTTAGATTTACCGGATAAAATATTTATTAAACGTCAAATACAATTAACACCAGATCAACGTAAACTGTATGAACAGATGAAAAAAGAAGCAATTGCTATATTAAAAGGCAAACAATCTACTACGGTAAATACGTTAACACAGTTAATGAGACTACAACAAATTACGTGTGGTCATTTTACTGCTGACGATGGTGCAGTTCAACCTATTGCTAACAATAGAATTACAGAACTAATGAATGTATTAGAAGAAACAGAAGGTAAAGCTATTATATGGGCTCACTATCAATATGACATTACTGCTATAATTAAAGCTGTTGTAGAAAAATATGGTCCGGGGTCCATTGTCGATTATTATGGATTAACACCACAAGAAGAAAGACAGCCTAATATAAAGAAATTTCAAGATGACCCTAAGTGCCGGTTTATCGTTGGAACGCCTTCTACGGGCGGCTATGGCATTACTTTGACGGCTGCAAACACCGTAATTTACTATTCTAATGGTTATGACTTAGAAAAGCGATTACAATCAGAAGACAGAGCACACAGGATCGGCCAAAAAAAATCGGTAACTTATGTCGATTTAATGGCGGACGATACAGTGGATGAAAAAATCGTGCAAGCTCTACGCAAAAAAATAAATATAGCATCAGAAGTTTTAGGAGAAGAATTAAGGTCATGGATTTAATAGGATATATACGCGAGGCGCGCTGGAATTTTTTTAAACCAGGTCGACTGCTTTTCCAATAATTGGTTTATATTTAGTTTTTTTATCTTCACGATATGCTCGTAAATATTGGTGTCTAGGATTAAAAGGTATGTAACTTGCATGAATCCACCCCGAGTTAGGTTCGCCAGGAGTGTAGTACTCGAGGATCAATTGATCTACCTCACAATTCATTTTAACCCAGTCCGCTACTTCAGCGTTATCGACTCCAAGACATTCGAAATCAACCGCCTCAGCTTTTGAATGCTGACTGGTCAAACTCGATCCTATAGCTACACACAGCTCAGGACTACGATAGCCGCTGGTCACCTTTACTCTACCGAATTGATCACGTACTGGCTGTAAAATATTTTCACACAATGCTTTTAGCTTATCTATTTGATCTGCGTTAGGTTCGTTGTCTATACCCTTACGTATAGCAGTGTCCGATTTAGTAAGCTCTTGAAGAGAAAAATTTCGCGATAATTGCATATATTTTATTTTGTGATGTCTGAAAGTAAAATTAATAGCACGGCTCCCATACCACCAACTATCCAATACTCTAATCTTTTAATTCGTTCTTGCATTTCTTTTATTTGCTCAAACGTTTGCTTTTGCATTATTCTGCAAAGCTTCTCATGTGATTCAATTTTTTGTAATGCTGATTTTTTAACCATTATGTTCTACTCGCTATTACCTTTTCAGTTGGTGATAGTAACGCTTCTTCGTTACGTGTCAAGTTTGTTTGTGGGTTTTTTTGTTGCGTATTGCTAGCCATTTGTGCAGGCATAGGTGTATTACCTAACGGTGGTGTTTGTGGTTTACTTGTAAATCCAGGTGAACCAGGTAACACTAAATCTTTTATCATGCCAGGTACTTTTTTAATTTTATCCATAATAAAACTATCTTCTTTGATAGGGTTTTTGTTTTCATCTAACATCAATCTACCTTTGTCATCTACTTTGTAGTTTTCTTCATCAGGGTTGTAACCACCTTCTCTTTCTCCTGTTTCAGTATTTAATACTTTAGGAAAAAATTTTACTCCCATGTATTTTCCTTTTACTTTATCTAATTCTACTTGTGGAAATAAGAAAGATCTATTTGCTCGATATCTAAACTCATCATTATCTTTACTTAAATTTCTCATTTGATCTTTTACTATTCTAACCTTACTTTCAAACCTAGGTTTAGAATAGTTAACCGGTGTAAATCTTCCTGACAATAGATTATTAATTAATTGTCTAGACGCACCTGCTGATTTCATAATTTCATATATCTTAGATTTTTTTAAATCTAATAACTCTAAATCTTTAATTCTAATGTACATATCTTTTTGTATTCTAAATGCTTCTAATTGCATTTCATTAAAAGTGTTAACCATATCGGTTGGTGTTTTTTGTGCAAAATCTTGTACGCTATAAAATTTTTCTGTTTCATCGACGGCTCTTAATAATCTGTTCATTGTAGATGTGAAATATCTAAGGTCTTTCTTAACATCAATTCTAATAATACGTGTTCCAGTAAACAAGGCTAGTAATTCATCAGACAAGTTAACCGGTTTACCACCTTTAGTTAAGTCTTTTGATAATGCATCGCCTATTTTTTCACCACTTGTAAGTACACCGGGTTTAACACCGTCTAATACGTGCACTAATGATTTTAAAAATTTATCTCCAAGGTCATCTGATTGTGTGTACACAGATCCACCACCATCTTTTCTACCATTTCTTGTAGTCACATCTATAAATCTATCAAACCCTAATGGCTCTGATACAAATGGTTCTAAGAATTTAGATACAGGTCCGTCTTCTCCAAACATTAAATTCATTACAAATTGTTCTGTTTCTTGTGGGTTTAGATTTTGTTGTTGTGCTTGTGCAATCGCTGCGTCTAGTGGTTGATATAAACTATCGTAAGGACTAAAGTATGAAAAATTAATTGCAGCGCTTTCACCATTCTTCCAACCTTTAACAGCTAATAAGTTTGATGTTGCATCCCAAGATGCAGCTGACGATCTTTTGTATGCGTTCCACTGTGAGTTTGTAGAATTAGTCAACGACTGTGATAGCTCATTAAATCCTTTTCCAACAGCATAGCTAGTTAAAAATGCACCTGTCAATCTTCTTATACCCATTTGTTTTATAGCATTATTAGGGTGTGCAGCTTCTTTTAAACCTGTACTGATAATGTTTGCACCTGTTCTAAGTATCTCTGCAGGGAAAGATATAAAGTTTCCAAGTGGTAGCTTTCTTAATTGTTGAATAATAGGTGGTACTTTACTGTATGTTGGATACGTGTCTCTTAACAAGAACGCTGATGCTTCTTCAATTGCATCATCAAATGTTTTTTTCTGACCTGTGACTGTATTGATTGGATCAAATTCTTTACCCATATATCTAAACCATTCTTTAACATCATCTAAACTTTTTAGTGCTTGATATAATTGTGACTTACCAAATTCAAAACCATAGCCTTTCCATAAGTTATCACCACCTGCATATAATCTTGCAACTTTATCAGTAGGTGCCATCTTCATTAGTCTATCAAATAATTTATCTGTAGTATTTATAACGTTGCCTTTTATATCTTGTAATACAGATTTTAATTCTGCAGCTACAACGTTTTCATCCCACACACCTAGTCTAACTAATTTTTCTACGTAGTTATTAAATTCTACTTCATCAATCTTGTTACCACCTGCTTTAAATATATCTCTTGCAACAATCTGCATGGCGTCCGTTACACTAGCTCTACCACCTATGTGGCCATTCATTAACGCAAAGAAAGAAGCTGATGTTACATTTCTAACCTGTGTTTGTGGTGAGTATAATGTTTTACCAATCTGTACACCAACTTTAGATTGTAATGCAAAACGATAGAAAGCATTCTCTACTAGTTTATCTAATGAACCTCCTATGCCTGCAAACGCTTCTACGTATTCAGGTGATGCCCACTTGTTTAATAAATCTGATTTCATTATCCCAAGTCTTGGTACACTTTTAATTTGTTGTGCTCCAATAAATCCTGCGTTAGTTGCATCTTCTACTGTGTTAAACAACCAACCATTTTTTAAACCTGATCTTGCAATGTAATCAGCAGCTCTTTTGTTGGCCATAGATGAGATAGCCTCTGCAGTTGTATAAGCTACAGATGCTTTTAAATTTCTTTCAGGACCTAGTAAATTTTTTATTGCATCAGGTAATTCTTCTCCTGTTTTTAAAAACTTAAACTTATCATTTTGTAATATACGAGTTCCTATTTCTTTTAACTGTGTTAGTGGTGCTTTGTCTTCAGCTTTACCCATTCTTAGTATATCTTCTGCATGCATTTTAGCAGACTCAATGTAAGCTTTTTCTGCATCTAGTTTTGGAAAAGAATTTCTTGCAGATTCTTTTAGGTTTGTATTTTTTTTAATGACATTGTTAACTAGATAACTAACTGCTTTGTCCATAACTTCTTTTGGTGGAACATACTCAGGGTTTCTAAATGTTTGAAATGATCTTACTAAATATTTACCAATGTTGTTTACCTCAACTTGAGCTAAATCTTTTGCTAACTCATCTGCATCTTTACCTTTAGGTAATACTTTTTTAAACTCTGTTATAATTTTTTTAATATCATTGGTTAAATCTTTTGTTAATGCTTGTAGTTCTGGTGGTAAATCATTTAATTTTCTTTCACCTTTTACTACTGCATCTGCATCTTTTAAAATATTGTTAGCTATTTCTTTTATTTCATCTGCATAATATCTTTGAATAGCAGGTGATGTAGTTTTAGCATTGTAATCATCTTGAAATTTTTTAGCTAAATTGTATGCAGTTTTTTCTAAACCTTCATAAGTTCTATCTATTTTTCTAGCTCTACTTTTAACATATAACGTAACTTGTTCACTTACACCTTCAATATCTTTTGGTTGTTTACCATAAGATCTAAACCAAGATAAAAAATTATCTATTCTTTTAATATTTCTATTTACTCTGTTAGGTGATGTTACTGATTGTAGTCTCCATTTGTCAAATGGTGGTAGTTGTCTTACAACTTTACCTGACATACCTGACACCAACAAAGGTGCTACTACTTTACTTACAGTAAATTTTCCTGCTTTTTGTAATGTTTCTGATCCTGCTTTTGTTAGAGGTGCCACTAATTTATTACCTAGTAACATTTCTACAGGTTTAACTACAACTGTGTTAATTCCTTTTGCACCTAGCTGTGCTGCACCTATACCAAATCTATTAGATAATAATGGAGATAAACCATATTTATATCCTAGTTGTGTTGCTTTACCAACTAATGGAAAACCACCACCAACTGCTGTGCCTTCTAGACCATATTTAATTCTGTTTCTAAACTCTGCACCTGCTTTTTCTCTACCACTTAAACCTTTTGTATCTTCTGGTTTAAAAAACAAAGATTGTCTACCGGGTTCTGATGCTATAAAATCCGTGGCTCCTACAATACCAGCGCCTTCAACCATTCGTGTTGCTATCTGACTAGCTTTTCTAGCTTTACCACCTTTGACAGCGTCAGCTGCTTTTTTCATTTTAACAACACCAGGTATTCTTCCTGCAATTTTAGCTATCGTTACACCTGGTACACCAAATTGTGTAAGAATAGATGTTAATTCTCCTCTCCATGTTTCGGGACGAGTCGGTTCACTCTCTTCCATTATTTTTTCAAACTTAGATAAAAAATCTGTGTTAGCTGCAAGGTCTGTACCTGCAAATAATAGTGAACCTAAACTATGTTGAAGATCATATATACCTGAGTCTATTCCTTTTGCTATCTCATCAAGACCTGTTGTGTAATCTCTTTCCTGTGTAATCTCTTTGTTGTTTATTCTAAAACTAGGTGCCTTTGCGTCAGGTAATTGCTTAACAACTTGCTTAATATCTGGAGATATTTCTTTAAGTTTGGGATCCATAAAATACGAATCAATTGCTCTTTTGGCAGGATTTAATTGATAATACAAACTCATAATATTTTTAGGGTCAGGCATAGCTAACCACTTCACAGGTTTCTTAGGTTTAGTCTGTGATGAAAGTTCGTTTTGTATTTTAAGTTTGACTTGATCTAAGTCTAAAGGTTTGGAATCTTTTATATCAACTTCAACAGCTTCCTCCTTGTCCGGATCTTTAAGAAATCGTTCGTAGGCTGTATCGGCCATGTTACGCCTCCGCTGGTAGTACTAAATTAACGCTGTATTTTCTATTGAACTGATCTACATCTGCTTGTGTTGAAATCATGGCAAAGTCTTCTAGTGCTTCTGCACTGTTAGTCATAAGTTCTACAATATCATCTGTGATCTCTGCTGGTAATCTTGCTCTTAGTTGATCGTAACTAATTAAATTGTTAGATGCATCACCCATTGGTCCGGGGTCCATGGTCTCTGTTTCAGTAACCTGTTCTTCAACCATCTCACCTGCCGCGTAGCCTGCTCTACCACCACCGGAGAACTGACCAAGTATTGTTTTAACTTTTTCAATAGCATCAATATATAACTGTGGATCATTTTCACTTTCATATCCGGTTGGGTTAGCATCAAATAATTCTTCTGTAATTGATGCAAATAAAGTTTGACCTTGAGATGATTTAATAAATAATTCTATAGCACCTTCTGTTACAGGATTGCTTTTAGTGTAGTTATTTTTTTGAGTTTTTAATATATCTAATTGTACTAAGTCATCATCTGATGCAGTGCCATTGTCAACTTTAGCTTGTATTTCATATATCTTAGGAATGATTTGTTCTAGTTGTCTAGCTATTTCTAAATCTCTATATGTTTTACCACCTGTTTCTGATCCAAGTATATCAGACTGTGCACCAATTAATGTTTTAAACATATCAGCTTCACTATTGTATTTGTTTATAGATCTATCTTGTATACCTTTGTTGTATGCTGCTCTGCTTGTTCTAAAATTAGAAAATGGTTCTTTAGCTGATAGTGCTGCTGTTTGAAATATGTTTCCTGCTGCAGGTCTACCAATTAAATCTAAACCAAAGTCTATTTTAAAATCTCTCATAGAATTATCTACAGGCATTGGTGGTGCCTTGTAAGACACTTGCTCTGCAAGATCTCTCAACTGCTGCATGTTCATGTTTCTAATATCTATTTTAGAAAGATCATTTTGTTCAACACTTCCTGCAGGATCTTTGTATCCTTGTCTTAGTCCAGATGTAATACCTTCACCGGCACTACCGCCTTTTCTAAACATAGGTCTTCTCATTATTCTATTCATGTTATTTTATATGTATTCGAATCCTTTACCTGAATTGTTACCACCACCAAAAATACCACTTAAAACACTTGCTGTTCCAAGAGCCGTTTGTAATGGTGTAGGGTTAGGTGTTATAGTTGATTGATTACCGAATGGTGCATTACCAGAAAATAGACTTGCAACTCCAGAACCATATGTACCTAATCTTTCATAAGGTTCAAATGCTTCTAATCTATTTGCTTCTCTTGTTGCATCAAGGCCTGCTTGTGCTTGTGCCTGTTGTAGTCCGCCCAATCGACCCAACTGGTTAATATCTGCTGTTTGGAAATCTTGTATGTTTCCAGCTAATTGTCCTTGTTGATTAAATGCTGTCTGTGCATTTAAGTTAGCTTGGTTAAATCCTTGTTGTAATAATTTTGATTGTAGTAGTGCTCTGTTAGCATCTGCATCAGATTGATACTCTGCTCTCATCACACCCTCACGTCCTCCACCTAAGTTACCAGACATCGCTGCTTGTTGCCCTATACCTGTTAGACCTGCTTGAGTTTGTTTGTCAAATTCTGATAGTGTTGCATCAATTACATCTTGTTGATATGGAGACATAAAACTTTGATAACCTTGTGGTCCTGAAAGTGCTGCTTGTTGTGTAAGATAAGGTTGATATGCTCCAACACCTGATCCTGCTAAATTATATGCTTGTGTCTGTAACGCATCTTGACCAGCAACTTGTGGTGCAAGTCTAGCTGTATCTAATGGTATAGATGTTAATCCTGCTAATTGTTTTCCGTAATCAACACCAAGGTCTGTTACGTATTGTTGTGGTAAATTTTGTACTTGTTCTATTGCCATTATATAACCTCGCTTAATCTCTCTGAAGTTTCAAACATTTCTCTAGCGCCACCTAAACCTTGTGACTCTTCTGATACTTGTCCGCCTGCTTCTAAATGTTTCATCATGTTCTCCATAACTTTTGCTCCCTGATCTATATCTCCACCACCTGCACTTCTAACAGCATCTGCAGTAAATACAAACTCATTTACACTTAATCTTGCAGGTACGTCATCTGCTTTTTCTTCTCTACCAATAGGTACAAACCCACCTTCAGCTCTGTAATCTTTTTCCATACCACCAAGGTCCATGATTCCGCCTTCTGCCATACCTATTCTACCGCCTAGATTATAGCCTATTCTACCACCGTTAGCTGCTGCAGTTTTATACACTTCAATCATTTCTGTTGGTGAATATTTTCTAGCAGATTCCGCAGGTAAAAAATTTAATCCTGCTGCCAGTCCTTCTTTTTGACCTAGTACATTAGCAGATTTTTTAAGATCAGCTAACGCTAATGCTGTTTGATCTGGAGCCATAGCACTTGTAGTTCCATCTTCATTTTTTTTAGTAAACAGTCCTGCTACTGCACCACCAATTGCTGGTATAATATATTGATTTAAACCATCTTCACGTGTTTCTTTACCTTGTTTATCTTCACCTTTTTTACCTTTAAACAAAGTATCCAAATAACTTTCATAACCTTCCGGTTCACTATCAACTCTTTCTTGTGATTCTCTTTCTAAATCTTCATAAGATTTTCCAGTGAAAGCCATCTCAATTGGATCTTTAATATATTTTTGAAAAAACGAACCAAGACCATATTGTTTTCTACCATCTAGACCCATGATACCACCATACGCTGCCATCTGTCTTTTATCTGGTAACGGTCCTATTGGTTTTGGTTGAAAAGGATTAACTGGTTTTGTTGGATCTTCTGGTAATGGATTGCCACCAGCCATTTCACCTTCAGCCATAGCTTGTTCCATAAATTGTTGTAGAGACATAGGTTCCATACCTTGCTCTAACATGTCCTCAACATATTTTAGATATTCTTCTTCTAGTTGAGCCATCATCATTTGTTGCATTTGTTGTGGAGACTTAGGACCTTCATTACCACTATACTTTATAGATGGTGCGTTAGTCTCTAGTTCTTCTGAAATTTGTATATCTTCTATTCCCATGGTTTTGTCAGTTTACTTTGTTTTTCCTACTAAATCAAGAGTTGGCATGATAACTTTTACATCTTGTGCCATGTCTTCATTCTTATACCCTTTAGCTTCCCAGTCTTTTCTTGTCTTAAAAACCTCTCCAGTTTCCTTGTGTCTGTAAGTTTCTTCTACTTTAGCGTCATATACTTTCATTATGTTGTTACCTCTTTCTTGATATTTAGATAGCTAATAGCTACATCAAACGAATCTGAGCTGCTTGATTGTACTGTAAAGGCTTTACCACCCTCTACTATTAGTGGCTGTGTTAATAATTCTGTTGTAACATTTGCTGTTAATGCTGCTGATTTAATAGCTGTAATACTATTATTTGTAATTGTCACTGTAGGTGTGCCAGCAGATGTAACAAGTATCGATTTAATAACAATAGTTTCATTGACTGCGGGAATACTAGCACCCAAAGGTGTCAGAGCGGCACCACTTGTGCTGTTATCTATACCTACAAATTTATATTGGTTTACTACTGCCATTAATCTAAAAAGAAACTTCTAGCTTCTATCTCCTGTTTTAATTCTTCTTGAAACGTTGTGTTAAGTTTCTCAAGAACTGCATCTAAATCTCTAACTAAAGACTGTGCTACGTCTTCTTCATACTCTGAACTTGCTCTAGTTAATGATTGTACTATCTTAGCCATTATAAACTTGCAATGCCTCCTCTTCTTGCATGAAAAGATTGTCCAAAAGAAGCTGTTCCCATACCACCTTTAGAATTATCTTTACCACTTTTACTACCAGTACTACCACCATCATTATTGTTGTTGTTATCACCGCCTTGATAATCAGGACCTGAATAAATTGTGCCATCAATTTCTACAGCACCTGCACCACTATCTAGTAATGCATCTTCATAATTTCCATAATCTTTTCCAGAAGTTATTCGATCTGTAATTTTATCTAATCTTTTATCTGCTATTCTTTGATCTCTAGCAGCTTCGTATGCAGATTGTGTATCATAACCTGTAAGTTGTTTTCTATATTTATTACCCAACATTGCTAAACCTGCTATTCCAGCAAAAGGTAGTAAAGAAGAACCTGCACCTTTCATTAAAGTATTTGCTCCTAACCTTAATCCTGCTCTTTTAAACATATTTGTTAAACTACCAGGAGAAAAAGCTTGATTAATTCCACCACCTGTTAGTATGTCTATTTCTGTGGTGTTTTCTGGAGCAGCTATACCTAATTTTTCATAAGCTATTTCTAAAGCTTTGTTCATACCGTATTGTTTTGCTAATGGTATTGCTATAGCCATTACTAATTGTTCCATTATCGTCTTCCTCCAGTTTGTATATCTAACCTAAAAGTTCCTAGTTTCCAACTAGTATCTACTGCAGTATTAGATATTGTAAGAGCTATAGCTCTTCCTCTAGCACGTGTGTCTACTTTATCTGTTGTAGATGATACCGTAAAAGGACCAAGTGATGAGCTTGCAGCTGTGTCGTTTGGATAATTTCTTAAATCTAATTGTACAATAGCGTTTCCTTGTTGTGCTATAAAATCTGGTATAATTCTACTAACTCTCATTATGTTTTCTCCATCACCTCTAAGATCACCTAAGTTAGTTGCAGCTCCTCTAATAACTTTTTGTGTAATATCATAATCACCAGATGTAATGTTTGCTGGAATTGCAACAGCAGCTGTTGCTGCCTCTTGTTGATTAACTCCTGTTTCGTGTTCAAAATAAACTGTGCTTCCATCTGTATTACCTCTGACATCAAAAGAAGTGTCAGCTCCTGCACTATATCTTGTTGCATGTGGTAAACCAAACACAGCAGAATCTTCCCATGTTGTTCTAGGAAATAAAGAACTTGCATTAGTAAACCATATAGGTCTTTTAGCTGTTGAATCTAAATAACTATATGTAACTGATCTAGTGTTTACATTAGATGTAGATGTTGGATAAAACCAAGTAATCTCACCAAACAAATTATTAATACCACAATAAACTAATTGATTTGATGTAGTGTTAAGATCGTCATAAACATAATCTTCAACTAAACAATCCATAGATTCTAGTTTACCTGTGTATCTAAAGAAACCATTATCAGACATCCAGTACGCAGCACCATCAACCTCTACTGCTGCATTCATACCAATCAATCCACAGTTAGTACCAACTTGTTCGAAAGCAAAAGTAAATGGAGTTCCTACAAATCTCATAGTAAATAAAGAAGTGTCACTCCAAACATAAATAGCATTTCTACCTAGTTTAGCACCCATGATCCGTGATCCGGCGGCCAGTCTTTGTGTACCAGCACTATTCTCCGCTGTAGGTGTGTAGTCATTTATATTTTCTTGAGACGAGAATCTTATAAACATATCGTCTTGTGTAGCTTTATTTCCAATAGTTGTTTCTGTACCAAAAAATACTAAGTGACGGTCAGGAGTAGATACTAACATATCACGTGACGCTGTTGGTGCACCTGATATGATAGTTGCTCTTGTTGCTGTAGCATCAGCTGCATCACCATCCCATTGAAAACACTCTCCATTATGTATCAATGCTATAAGAGTTGATCCTAAATTGTCCAAGGACCATAATCCTGGATCTGTTACTTGGTCAGTGTTAGCTGCTGGTGATCCCCATCCAGTAAAACCAGATGAATTAGTTACTGTTGCACCATTAGAATGAGTAGTAGCTGTAGATCCTCTAGCTCCTCTTCCAATTCCTGTTAGTTTATTTCCAGAAATACCTGTATATGATATTTCTTCTGTTCCTATCGTAACATGGTTTGTACCTGTAGACGGAAACCCTGTTGTACTAGTTAATGTAATTTCTGTAGCAGAACCATTGTTTCCGCCTGATGTGGCACTGATTGCTCCATTTAATGTATTAGTTAATGCACCTAATAAATTACCACCCCATAGTGCAATACCCCAACCAAAAGACCCTATCTGTTCAGCTGGACCTACATGATAATATTGATAGTATTTAACACTACCTGATGTAGTTGCACCAGAACCGGTCTCATTACTATCCATAGTAATAGTCAAGGTTGTAGGAGATGGTACACTTGTTACCATATATTTTATGTCATCAAAATCTGCAGCACTATAATTAGAATTAGTTGCAGCTGAAAAATCACTAAATGTAATAATGTCTCCTGCTACAAACGTATGTGTTCCTGGAAAAGTAATAGTAACTGTTGGAGATCCATTAGTAGTTGTAAAACAATTTGATATAGTTGTACCTGATGGATTAACTAGTGGATGTATATCATAATATACTCCACCAGAATATACATATAAAATTCTGTTTGTGCCTATAGCTGCAAATTTAGTAGAAGATTTATTTACAAAATGATGTAATCCTCTTGCAACTCCTGTAAGTTTTGATTCACCTAGTTGTTGCCAACCACCTATCTTTTCAGGTGTGCCATATCTA